CAGTGAACAGGTGTCACAGGGGGAGTCGAATCCGCTGCTGGATGCCCTATAATTGGTTCATACCAAGGGAGACACCCATGATCACCAACAAAGCATACATGCTCAAGATCATGAAAAATTGTGAACATGCTGACACTCTGACCCGCATTGAGAAGTTTCAAGTCTTCTGTAACGTCTGTGACAACATGCTCAAAGAGGGTAGAATGACCAAGGCAACTCACAAGCGTTTCACGGAGATCTGGTGACCAGTTGCGGAAGTGGCACACAACCGCTTCCATGACCCGCTCCATGCCCTATAATATGTTCATACCAAGGGAGACACCCCATGCAACTGACCAACTCCGCCACCATCGTTGACTTTTTCCCTGAAGCGTTCATCGCTGAGGCATGTGATGAGAAGGGCATGAAAGTTGTCATCAAGCGTTTCAACAAGCGTGTTTATTTCCGTGCTAACGGTATGCGCTCCTACAGCACTGTTGTTGCATCTGACGCTAAGAATGAGTGGGCATCCCGTATTGCTAAAGGCGCAACAGTCACTGGTTTCAACACTGAGAAAATGCCCCGCTCTGAGTATATGCCCTGCTTCTGCTGATTCCGAGGGTCTATGTAATTGTGTCTCCTGACGCGAGACCTCCCCTCACTATTTTTTCTTCTCTATCATGAACGCTAAGCAACTTGACCAATTCAAACTCAACTACGCTGAGATGATTGTTGAGGGTATGGATATGGATACGCTGATCACTTTTGCTGTTGAGAGTATTGAGCAGAATATCAAAGATTGGGACGAAGATGATGTGAAGAGTGAGATTCTTGACTATTATGGTGAAGAAACTCTGATGGATTTGATGCCTGAGCAACCACAACAAACCACAGAAATTGGTGCTCTGGAAGCAACTGCTCCTGATTATGGAGTCGGCAAATGAACGTTCAAATCACTGACATTGAGTTTGATTGTTCTCTTGATGATTCTGATTGGAGTGTGTCTGATCAGGTTACAACTGAAGAGCGTTTGAGTGAAGTTTATGTGGGACAATTTTGGGAAGCGGATGATGAAGAAGATTTGATTGATGAGATCTCAACTGCATCAGGTTGGTGCATTAAATCTATTGACTATCGCCACGTTCTGAAATGAAAAACTTGCATTTGCAACATCCTGAAGATACCATCCTGACTGGTGATCTTTCTGTGCTTGATTGGTTCCTTGCACCGTCTACAATGTCGGTGAAGATTGATGGTGCTCCTGCTATTGTTTGGGGCACAAATCCTCAGACAAAGAAGTTTTTTGTTGGCACTAAAAGTGTGTTCAACAAAGTGAAGGTTAAGATCAATCATTCGCATGAAGAAATTGATGAGAATCATGAAGGTGCTGTAGCAATCATTCTGCATTGTGCGCTTGATTGTCTCCCACGGACAGAAGGTATTGTTCAGGGTGACTTTATTGGTTTTGGTGGTGATGATACTTACCAACCAAATACTGTAACCTATGTGTTTGATCAAAAACTTGAAGAAAATATCATTGTAGCACCACATACATTCTATACTACAGATGGTGATTTGCGTGATGCCGAAGCACATCCATTGTGTTCTTGGAACTTTGAGTTGAATCTTATGAGCACAGAAAAGTGTAAGTTTGTTCAACCTAACGCATGGATGGCGGATGAAGACTTCACTGAGATCGTGAAGTTTGCGCGGATGATGTCCCAGATGTGTGAGTTTGTCGATGATAAAAAGGCGATGAAGATCAAAAAGGTGATTAACACTTTCCTAAAAACCGCTGCCGACTTGGACGCGGAGGCACTGGCGCTCGCTGCCGAATGTGACGTGAACTTAATGCGTTTTTGGAAGTTAATCCACACGATTAAGATGGATATGCTATCAATATGCTCCAATAATGGTCCCAGAGCAGTCATTGGAGGGTTCATTGTGGACGGTGAAGGTTATGTTAGGAGCAATACTTACGGCATGATGAAGTTGGTTGATCGGGAGGTGTTCAGCGCAGTAAATTTTAGCAGTGGACGGTTCTCTAAACTGTCCACCTGACCCCCACGGGCACCACTACTCTGCTATACTTACAAAGTAATCGACAGACAGGTTCATGACTGATTTCACTGACGACCAACGGGTTGAAATGATTGAGAACCAGTGCGAACATATCATCTCCCTGTGTGAGACCTACGTTGAGGGAGACACCCTGAAAGACGTGGGAAACATCCGCGCACTCTATGAGGAGTATGGGGAGTGGTTGGACACCTATAACGCCGTGGAGGGTGCTCCTGAGGAGTATATCACTGCATGGGCTCCGAACCTCCTGGACTGTGCCAGTTGAGGAACTGGACCACGGGAGGTTCCACCACCCCTCCCATGCCCTATAATAAGTTCATCAACGCAAGACACCATGCTTCACCGACTGCCTAACGGCAACCTGCTCTACTTGCCAGGTCACCTTACCCCGTACCAAGCACGGAAGCGGATGGAGGAGGATGCTAAGCGTTCTACTAAAAAAGACGGACGCAACCTGTTCACCGAAATGTTTGGAGATTCATGACCATCACTGCTGCTACTTCTGCCGACTGGATCGACTTCTGGGAAAACGAAATGCCTTCAAACGTTGAAATGAATCAAGAGCAAATCACTGCAATGCTGACTGTTTCCGAAAACATTCAGGAACAGATTGAGATTGCTGGTGAACTATGGGAGATGAGTGACTTTGAAGTCAACGCTCTGTGTGGTATCGTTGCTGATGCTTTCGCTGACCAAGGTATCAAGATGGAGGCGCTGGTATGAACACCACCACCGCAGAATATCTGGTTTCAGTGAGAACTGACGAGGGTACATTATCAGTGTTCAGGACAATGCCCACACGCCCTAAGACACAAAAGGGTATCAAATCCCACAATAACAAACTGGAAAAGTGGGCAATGGAAAAGTATCCCAACTGGCAAGAGATCAACATCATCCCCACATTTGAGGTTTCCAAATGAACTACACTCTCAAACAACTCCAAGATCGCGTTAATCGTCTGATTGAACAACAAGGTGAAGATGCACATTGTGCAGCGTGGATTTACACCAAAGAAGATTGTAAAGTGATTGATGGTATAATTCTTGAGGAGCAGGATACTTATCCTTGCGAAGAACATCCTGAATTGGCAGAACGTATTTTCAATGATGTTGGGAACATTGATTACATCTACACGGTGATTCAAGAGTGTGTGGATGAAGTAACTGAAGAGCAATGGGTACAGTATCAACAAGAATTGCAGGAGGTTTGATGATGACACCACAACTTGAAATGCACATTGGTGAATTAGACAAAAGCATTATTGCATTGTCCAAACGTAAGTTGAAACTTCTTCAAGAAGTCAACGACATCAACGAAACCATTTCTTTTCTTCGCCAACAACAGGAGGACTTATCTAATGTGTGAAATGAACGTGACCAAACAGGAACTGGATCTAATCATCGGACGCCTGCAAGATGCGATCAATGTGTGTCATACTGCCCCAGAGAATCAGGATGAAGGTTGGCCTTACGCGACAGGATTTGCCAGGTCAGCGATGCAGGGAGCAGTGGATGATTTACGCCGACTGATGTGATATAATTAGAGTTGTAGAGATCAATAGCACAATGACTCAAGAAAAGAAAGTATCACTCAACGTACAAGAGATTGGTGTTTTACTTTCTGCGCTACAACTCTTAGATCATTCAGATGAGCATCATATTGCCAAACATTATGGCAGCGCACCTTCACTTTACAATCGCCTAAAAGAGATTTATGATGGAATGGACTCTTCAATCTGCGGAATAGAAGTTGACCCAATCTGTGAACCCTCTTTCTGAACTTTTTATGAACGACCAAGACATTGAACAATTCATCAAAGCATTTGATGATTTCATGCAACATGCCGAAACTGAGATTGATGCCCATCAAAAGTGGAAAGAAGCAGAAGAATACACCAATCAATTTTTTGAAGAGAGAGCAGCAGAACTTGAAGTGACTGTTGATTATTATATGCAGGAGTTTGTCCAATGAATTTTAATGTCGAAGAACTAAAGTACCTGCAGCATGTTTTACGTTCTACCGATTCTTATACTATTGCTAGGGGTCGCGAACATGTTACCCCAACAGTGAACCACTACAAATTGATAGATAAAATCAAGATGTACGAGGACCGATTGCGTTATGGATGACATCACAAAGTTAATCCTGGCAAAGTATCAAGTTGAAAACATTATTGAACTGATCAAGGACAATCCTTATCGACAGTATATGTTCATGCATTTGAATCCTGTTTTTTATGAATTGGAGCGACAGTTGACGAATCTTACCATTGCTGATAAAATTAAAACAACTCAAACAGAGGAATGAAAAGTCTTTACATTGTTGACTACTGGGTGCCTTTTCCCCAATCTGAATATGGTGGAGTTGTGAATTTGATTGCTGGTTCTGATGCTGAAGCATTTGAATTGTGTGCAGATGACGAACAATTAACAATTCCTGGGTATGAAGATCGAATCATGCCTAATATACTCAGGGCACAAAAGTTTGCTCTGGTTGATGAATACGAATCTGGAATTATCGACGCTTTTACGACATGACTAACAAACGGTATCGCATTGAAGAATTATCCACCAACGGATGGGATTTGGCAGATGAGGAACATCACTGCACAGGATTGACGCAAGACGAAGCACAGGACAAGTACAATTCATTGATCAACGAAGGTATCAACCCCAAGCGATTGCGTGTCATCCGTGAACAGTGAACTCCCAGCATCATTCAACCATGAACCACCAACAGGATACAGATACGAGGTCATTCGTAAGAACGCTAATGTTCTTGCAATTTGGACTGTATGTAACCCTGGGTTTGTTTACAATGATGGTAATGACATTCGTTGTATCTGGGGATTCTACAATCCAAAGAAACAACAATACTTTGCCCCAGTCAATTCAACCAAAGTAGGAGAACCAGTTGACTTCATTAACACCACGCCCTACAGCGCAATGCAACTCAACTTCAACCCCCTTGAGCAACTCTTATTCACCTAGAGTTGATGATTATGTAAGGTGGGTAGATTCTTTAGGAAGAGTTACAGAAGGGTGGGTTTATTTTCATAGTGAGCATTACATTACGATAGAAGTTGGTGTCAAGGACAAACCCTATTGTGAGTACACAAGGAATGAGAAGCATAAGAAAGTTCATTGCTTGGTATGTTGTTTCCCCCATGATTGGAAAGACTTACAATACATCAAGAATAGGAGAGATCCAATAGACATAGACACTTACAAGTCTCAGGAAGGTAGATACCAAGATCCTCAGTAACAAGTTACTTCATCCCTCAGTAATTTCTAAATACTTCCGAGGTTCTTTACGAGTTGAGTCGCGCCCGAAAATGAACATAATAACTGAAGGAAAAGGAGCAGCGTTTATAAAGTTAGCGCAGAAGTACGGCGCTAAACTTATAAGAAGTAAGAAGCATAATATCTTCAGAGATGCAGCGGGGCATCAGATTACTGCGCCTAAGACTACATCAGACTTCCGTGCGATTAAAAACTTCGAGGCGGAATTGAAGGGGAGAGGGTTTGTTAATCAAGAGACAGTCTCAAAGGTCAAAGGTGCTTTGACTGGACCGAAAACAACGGTGCTGAAACCGAGTGTAAAATCAACTCCCAGTAAGCAAACAACGTTCAAGGATTTCACACAAAAGTATCAACCTAATGTTCAAGGTCCAAAAAGATCTGAGTTACAAGTACAGGCAGATCATATATTGAGGACAGTAAAGAAGAATAGAAAGATGATAACAAAGGCACAGTTAGATTCATTAAAGATCTCACAGAAAGAAAAGGATAAGTTAATTGCACAGGGATTGGTTAATATGGGAGAGAGTGTGTTACCTACTACAGGAGCAGGTAAAGAGAAAGCAGTACAGAGAGGATTGGAGAAGTTAGATAAAAAATATACGAAGATGTATAATGATGTAAATTCAGTACCTAAAGATAGAGGTAAAGCATAGGTTGAATGTGGAAAATTTGGTGTAAAGCATTAGGTACAAAAGAGGGTAAGAACAACAGAGAAGCAGATGCAGTTGCTGTTATTCGTACCCTTATTTTATTGGGTTATATGATTACTAACTGCTTTATCATGGCAGGGGTAGTTAGACACTGGGATGCTAATAATTGTGTAGTGAATGATACAGAACTAATTAAAAAATAGGTTTTTAATGTAAGAATAAATATAAAACACTTTTTTGTCTTTCAGATACTGTGTAGTTGCTGTGGAGTGTCTTCAGAGGGTCTCAGAAGGGTTTTAAGGGTGTTTTATGCTTGTAGAAGTCTCCTGGGTGTTGTGAGCTAAGCGAGCGTATCATAAGACGCGCAGTCTGTCAACCCACGGGGACGGCGAAAAGTTCTGAGACCCACACAATTTTTATATCTCATGTATAAATAAACACTATGAATCTCGACGAGACTCATATCTCGACTAGACACACCATCTAGACTAGATTGACATCTCGACGAGTTATCTGTATAATACACAAAGATCTCGACGAGGATTATGTACGACGACTACGATCTCGACTATACATATGCACCCGAATACACATACGATCTCGACGAGACATATGACATGTGGGTGCAATCGTTCGCGAATGCATCACATCTAGATGAGGATCTAGACGAGGAATATGCACGTGACGCGCAAGATTATAATGCGCTTGCGTATAAACATTACGCATGATATAATAACGTACACATACACATCTCGACGCCATGTATACACCTACAAAGCGCACAGTTCGGGTTACTCTCGACATTGAGTGTTATGATGATTTAGATTTAGAATCATTCGATTGGAATGATATTCTAAGTCTAGAAGGTGATGAGAATGTGTATGTTACCACAGAAGAAAAATATATCGACTGGTAATGTGCCAGTTCTTGGATTGGCACACCGCTCCGATGGGGCGGTTTTTTTATGTTTACCGGAAGGCAGGAGCGGTGACGATGTATTTTCGTCTACAGCGGTACCCCCCGCCTCGTCTGATTTCTTATAAGATACCACGGCAGGGATCCACCGCAACCGATCGTGTGCCAGTTCGTGAGGTGTCCACTACTGCCACACAGGGAGCGGGTTTGGTGTATTGTTATCTCAGTTCAAACAAATCCAATGCCTGGCGTTACCACCCGCATCAAATCCATCACCGCCTGCATCATCGAAGGCGTGAACCGTGGGCATAAGTTTACCGCTGATGAATTGGGTGCCATTGTTGAGAATCTGGTGGAAACTTATGATCTCCAGTATTTCTCCGAGCGTTATGCTTCCCGCCCAACTTACACCAAAGGTGTTACGCAAGTTGAATACCAGATGAAAGATCTGGAGTTGAAAGGTATTGTTCAACGCTGCGGAGTTCGTGAGTGGGTTAAACTCTGATCTGAAACTTTTCCTGTAAACTAACACTAACTCATCATGGACGACTACACTTTCGACACTGACATTTTCGCTGAGATTAATGATGCTCCCGGTGAAATCTTTGACATTCCAGAGATGCAGGATCAAAAGTTTGACGTTGAAGCATACATCAACGGGGAGACCGACTACTGATGTGACAGTTGGGGAAGTGGCACAGACCCCCTTGCGCTTCCCCCTGTTCTGCGCCATACTACGTACATCAATCAAGGAAAGGAATTTTCCAGATGAACAACCTGAATCAATTCTTCGCTGACTGCCTGAACCTGCCTTATAAGGGCAACAGTCAGGACAACCCCGAACATGAGAATCAAGTCGCAGAATTGCTTGAAAAATATAACCTGAAGTATGAATTCCAACCGAACGGTATTCAGAACTCTCCTGACTTCCGTGTACATCATGAGGGCAAAACTTATGATGTTGAGTGTAAGTCTTCCAAACAGGCATTTCCTACATACAACGGCGGACTTCCTAAAAAAGGTGTTATCTACATCTTCAGCAGTAAGAAGTACAATGAAACCACAATTTTCTTCGCTGATGATGTTGTGAGTGAAAAGAAGCGTGAAATGTATAGCAAACTCACTGAGGAACTTAACACCATCCTGAAAATGTATCAGATGGATGATGAATGGAAGGAAGATGAGCGCGGGTTTGACTTCTACATTCGCAACATGTACACACAATCCGGTGGTAAGGATAAGACCGACTATTTCACACATTCCTCCCGCAATCAGTGCGAACAAAATGTTATCAACTACGCCTTCTGAAACCAGTGGAGGAACTGGCACAGCACCGGTTGAAATCCCGCCGATTCTGTGCCATATTAGAACCATGAACAAAACACAAGCGATTGAAATCCTCTCCACTGCCTTCGGTGGATCCTATACAGGAACTGAGGTAGTCCCTGCCTGCAGTGGCAACCTGATTCAGGATATCATGAACGAAGGGTCCGAAGGGAAGACCTACCACCGCTGGGAGTGCCAACCGCTGCCCCGTTGCGTTGAAGACTCGCAACTCATTGCCGTCGCTCAGCATTATGTGTGACAGTTGGGGAACCGTCCCCAACCTATTGACTTTCCCTCCATTCCATCCTATCTTCCGGATATGAACAAAACCAAATTCGATTCCAACGGCATCTACGCCAGCACCCCTGAACTCTCCGCCATTGCCCTGCAGGTGATGGAGCAGGAGAAGCGTGAGCGGGAACTGCGCCGCGAGTGGTTCAGCAAGTGGAATGAGTCCAGCAACCACGATGGTGGACAGTTCGGGATCTGGAACATCAGCGACCGCGACTGACCCGCTGACCCCTTATAATTTTCACATACCAAACAAACCAATCAACATCATGCTCAAAGGAACCGAACTGCTCAACGCCATCGCCGCCATGCCCGAAGGCAGCACCCGTACCGAACAGTGCCGCGCCTGTGGTTATGAGATCGACGGTCGCCTTCATTTCACTGATTTCTTCACTGCTATTCTTGAGGCAAAAGGTGAACTGAAAACTGAGGATCAGCGCAATGAAGAACTGATCCAACAATATCCTGAGCAAAGTGATATCCTCACTGAACTGCTTGAGGATTATGATTCTGAAGCGATTGAGGAGTTCATTGAGTACTTCGGAGAAGAGAATCTGGAGTCCTTCACTGATGCTTACCAAGGCGAAATGTCTGGCGCTGAGTTTGCTGAGCAACTGGTCACTGATTGCTATTGCCTGGATATTCCTTCCTTCGTTTGCATCTCCTGGGAGGATACTTGGGAAGAATTGCGTTATGATTTCACCGAACTGTCCGGTCACATTTTCTCCACCCAGTTCTGAACCAGTCGGGGGACTGTCCACTTCGGTGGTTCCAGTCCCCGCAAATCCGTGGTATGATTCGTTCAACAAACAAACAACCCCATGATCCATCCCACCCCCGACGCTAACGGCACAATCTCCTGGAGTGAGGCGGTTCAGTTCGTTTTCTCTCCTGACCCTGATCTGAACTTTTTGGCGCAGTTCGCCCAGGATTATTCCCACCTGTGTGGTGAGCGGGTGGACCTTGGGGAGTTGGAGGTTTGGTACTCGGAGCTGGCAGTTGCCGCCATTGCCGACTGTGTGTTCTGTTAGGCAGGTGGCACAGGGGGGTTGACCCCAGCATGGGTGCGTGGTAGGCAGTGCCGCGCCCCCGCCCGCCGATGCGGCGGTGCCCGTGTATATAAAATCACTAGGTACCATTAAGCTATAAAGTCTTGCTTTTGCCAGCTCTTTGTATAACGCAAGACTTTTCTATATAAAACAAAAATGGAAATAGGTATAACTTCTATGCAAAAAAATCCCGGAGAAAATTTTTCGACCGTAGGGGTCGATCCTGTAACTGGTGAGTATGTCATTAAAGTACCTGAATGGATCATCAGTGAATTCGGGTGGTATGAGGGTACTGAGATCAACTTAGAGGTTGATGGAGATTGTATAGTAGTCACGGAACAGTGACAGATCCGTATGGAGAAGTAACCGAACCATAAGTTAGTAAACTCCGTAGGAGTGAGGTGGACATAATGTCTATCTCATAGTATAATTACTTTTGAATCGATTCACATTCACACTTGACCAAATTATGGCAAAAGGATTTACAGTAAAAGCGAAAACGCCCGTAGCGAGTTCTACACCGAAAGCAGTAGAGTGGGACTATGCAAAGGCAAGAGAAATGATCAAAGGGAAGACAGTAGTATTCTGTCTACCTGGACGAGGAGTATCATATACGTATTTGAAGAATTTTGTTCAACTTTGTTTTGACTTAGTACAAAACGGAGCAAGTATTCAGATCTCACAGGACTATAGTTCCATGGTGAACTTTGCCCGTTGTAAGTGTTTGGGTGCTAACGTACTTCGTGGACCTGATCAGAAACCATGGGATGGTAAACTTCCTTATGACTATCAGTTGTGGATTGATAGTGATATTGTATTCAATGTAGAGAAGTTCTATCAGTTGGTATTGATGGATAAGGACATTGCTTCTGGTTGGTATTGTACTGAAGATGGACAGACCACTAGTGTTGCTCATTGGATGGAAGAAGATGACTTCCGTAATAATGGTGGTGTCATGAATCATGAGACACTGGAAACAATTCAGAAGCGTAAGAAACCCTTTACAGTTGACTATGCTGGTTTTGGATGGTTACTGATCAAGAATGGTGTCTTTGAGCATCAGGAGATCAAGTATCCATGGTTTGCTCCTAAGATGCAGGTCTTTGAATCTGGTGAAGTACAAGACATGTGTGGAGAGGATGTATCATTCTGTCTGGATGCTATCGCAGCAGGTTTTGAGATTTGGTGTGATCCACGTATCAGAGTTGGTCACGAGAAGACAAGAGTTATCTGATGTCTACAGAGAAGTATACAATCTCTCATCATGGTCAAGTACTTGCAGAAGGCTTGACCCAAGAGGAATACTTTGATAAAATGATGGACCTGGCAGAGGACTTCTACTCTTCTGGGTCTCCGAATCCCTCGGAATTACAAACAACTATCACTAAGGACGATTAAGTTATTATGGCACGCTCAAAGACTGGACTGGTCAAAGATGGTTTTATGCCCGGAAAACCGAAGGCAACTCGTCAAGGATCCGGAAAAAACACGAAGTATGCCGCTACTTCTCGTAATGGTAAAAAGAAACCCTATCGTGGTCAAGGACGACGCTGATAAAAAATAAATATTGGTAGGGATAGGAACCCCTATAAAAGTTCTGATTCACACAATCAGGAGCGTCATGGGTAATTCACCTGTCGATCGAGATAAAGATTATATGTACCAAACATTTGGCACCAAGTATCTAATTACTGATTATTGGTCAATGCCACATACAACGAATGATAAACCTGAAGAATTGGAAGAAGAAGAGGTAAATCAAAAATCTGAGTGAGGGGGTATAAATAAATTTAAGAAAATCACCCCATTTAAATGGCAGTTCAGAGGGTATCCAGAGCATTTAAAGATATTAGTTTCGCCTTTGATCCACATCCTGTGACAAAGGACTTACCTGTGCTTACTAATGAACGTGCAATCATTCGATCTGTACGTAATTTAGTTGAAACAATACCTACTGAACGCTTCTTCCAACCATTATTAGGTACTGATGTCCGCGATTCTCTTTTTGAGTTCGTGGACTTTGGTACTGCAAGGGTTATTGAAGACCAAATTAAGAATACAATTCGATTCTATGAAGATAGAGTTGAAAATTTAAAGGTTCAAGTCGAACCTAGACCTGATAATAATTCATTTAATGTAAATGTATTCTTTGATATCGTAGGGAAAGATTTTCCACCACAAGCCTTCTCCTTTATATTGGAGGCAACGCGATAAAAAATGCCTTTTACACAGTTTACTAACCTAGATTTTGATCAAATTAAGGTCCAAATCAAAGATTATCTCCGTGCTAACTCTAATTTCACGGATTTTGACTTTGAAGGATCTAACTTTTCGGTCTTAATTGACACGCTTGCTTATAATACTTACATTAATGCCTTCAATGCGAACTTAGTCGTCAATGAATCCTTCCTGGATGGAGCTACAGTACGTGAAAATGTGGTTTCCTTGGCAAGAAACATTGGTTATATCCCTCGATCGAAGACTGCAGCAGTCGCAGATGTAACTTTTAGTGTTCCAACAAGCACTACAGGTGGTTTTATCTCCTTAGAAGCAGGTCTTGTATGTGTTGGAGCAGCAGATAACACTTCATATCGCTTCTCAGTACCAGAAAACATCAGTGCAACCGTAGTAAATGGCACTGCTCAGTTCGGCACTGCCGATAAACCCATTAAATTATACCAAGGATCATACCTGACACGCCAATTCTTGGTTAATACGGCACAAGATCAGCGTTTTATCCTTGATAATCCAAATATTGACACAACAACTGTTAGAGTTTATGTAAAAGGTGTCAATGATACGGGTCTTGGAAGAGAATATCACGTTGTAGACAATATTCTAAACATTGATAAGACCTCTGAGATCTTCTTAATCCAAGAAGTTCAAGAAGAAAGGTATGAATTGCTGTTTGGTGATGGATATTTTGGAAAAGAACTAGAAAATAACGCTATTATTACCGTTAGATACATCATTACTGATGGTGCAGCAGGAAATGGTCCTGCTTTGTTTGATTTCCAAGGTAATTTTGTTGATGAAAATGGCATAAGACTCATTCCTACTGCTTCAGTGCCTGTCACAACCGTTCAGAGGGCGATGAACGGTGGAGAAATAGAGAATGTATCGTCTATTAAGTACTTTGCTCCTAGACTTTACTCAGCGCAGTACAGAGCGGTTACAGCAAGGGACTATGAAGCGATTATTTCTTCTGTATATCCCAATATGGAGTCGGTTGCAGTCGTCGGTGGAGAAGAATTAAGTCCTCCTAAGTTCGGAACCGTACAGATTAGTATCAAACCCAAGAATGGTACATACGTTTCAGACTTTGACAAGCAAAATATCCTTTCAAAACTGAAGCAATACTCAATTGCTGGTATCAATCAGAATATTATTGACTTGAAAGTCCTTTATGTTGAACTCGATTCAACAATTTACTATAACGATAATCAAATTTCAAACTCAGATGATCTGAAAACTAGCATTACTGCTGGTTTGAGTAGATATTCTAAGGATATAGACATGAATCGTTTTGGTGGACGATTCAAATACAGTAAAGTACTACAACTCATTGATAGAGTTGACAATGCAATCTCCTCTAATATCACCAAAGTTAGAATTAGAAGGGATATGAAGGTTCTGAAGAACCAGTTTGCTCAATATGAACTCTGCTTTGGTAATAGATTCCACGTTGATCCCAATGGTTTGAATATCAAGTCCACTGGATTTACTCTGACAGGTAGTTCTGATATCGTTTATCTTACAGATATACCTAATGCAGATCTTAAAACTGGTGTTATCTCTATTGTAAAAATTGATGCCAACGGTAGTAAGTTGGTTGTTTCTAAGAATGCAGGCACTGTCGATTATCTAAAAGGTGAAATCCTTCTTAGTACAATTAATATGTCATCTACTGTTGCCGCAAACTCAGTTATTGAGGTTCAGGCATTCCCAGAATCCAATGATGTTGTTGGTCTGAAAGATCTTTATCTGACGTTAGATGTTTCCAAGAGTCAGATAAATATGGTTAAAGATGTTATCGCATCTGGTGAAGATATTTCTGGCGTCTCGTTCATAAGAGATTACTATACTTCAAGTTATTCAAACGGAGCATTACAGAGGAAATAAGATATGTCGCATTTTGAGAAGAGAGTGCAACTCAATAAAATTATTGAGAGCCAACTTCCAGAATTCTTAGTTGCCGATTTTCCAAAAGCAGTAGAATTTTTCAAACAGTATTTCATCTCCCAGGAATTCCAGGGTGGTAATACTGATCTGATCGATAACCTTGATCGTTATATCAGGGTCGATAACCTGGTGCCAGAAGTTGTTGTTGGTAAAACAACTCTCTCCTCTGCTATCTCAACATCTGATACTACAATCACTGTAGCATCTACAAAGGGTTTTCCAGATGATTATGGTCTGCTGAAGATAGGTGATGAGATCATTACCTACACAGGTAAAACTGATACCACATTTACTGGATGTATTCGTGGATTTAGTGGTATCACTGGGTACGATGACTCTACAGAGGCGTATTTCTCTAATGTCAACCGCCAGAGTGTAATCTTCAAAGACACCACCGCACAGGCGCACACAGGGTCCTCTGAGGTTCAAAACCTTAGTGCTCTCTTCCTGCAGGAGTTCTATAAGAAACTCAAGAAGACTTTCACTCCAGGATTTGAAGAACTCAAGTTTGTTGATGGACTTGATGTTGGAAACTTCATTAAAAATGCTAGAAGTTTCTATCAATCAAAAGGTATTGAAGAGTCTGTAATCATTCTCTTCAAAGTTCTTTATGGTGTAGAAGCAAAGGTCATTGATCTTGAAACAAGACTGATCAAACCATCTTCTGCTGATTATATTAGAAGAGAACTTGTTGTCGCAGAAGTATTATCTGGTGATCCATTTAAACTTGAAGGTCAAACCATTTTTAGATCCGTTGATCTAAACACCAGTGCTTCAGTATCTGATGTAGAAGTATTCACAAGAGATAATAAGACATTCTATAAAATTGGATTATTTGTTGGATATAATGAAAGAGATCTGATTGAAGGTGAGTTCATTGTACCAGGATACTCTAAAGTTCTGGAACCAGTTGAAATCGGTGGTGAAACAATCGCTGTTGACTCAACAATTGGATTCCCTGATTCTGGAACTCTGATTAGTGGAACCAATACTATTGCATATACTTCTAAGAGTATCAACCAGTTCTTCGGTTGTACTGGTGTAACAACTAAGATCGAAGTTACTGATCCTATCAGAGCAAATGAAACTGTCTTTGGATATGAGAATGGTGATATTGAAAAGAAAGTAGAACTTCGTATTACAGGCGTATTGTCCAATTTTGAGGCAATCGGTGATATTCCTTTGATGGAAGCGGATGAAATTGTTTCCGTCAAGAATATTGGTGAAGTAATCTATAATCCTGTTGAGGATAAAACTTACAAAGAGGTATTTGCTAACTCTTGGATTTACAATACAAAGTCAAGAGTTAATGTAGACTCAATCAATGGTGCTAACTTTACTGTTAAGTCTGATATTGATAAGTCTCAATTTAGAATTGGTGATTCTGTAGATATTTTAGTTGGTGGTAGTAATATCAAAGCATCTGCTGATGCACTGATTACTGCTATACCAAACAATACAGTCTTAACTCTGGGCAATATTTCTTCGTTTGTACCTGCCGCTGGTGTTTCTTATAGCATCAGAAGAAACCTAAAGAAGAGTAAGAGTTCAGGTGTTCTTATTAAATTGGGTCAAAACATATACATTGCTAATGCTTTGAATGTATATACTGATGATCTTGGTCAATTTGGATATGTAGCATCACATTCACTTCCTGGTTACACTATTCAGGATGAGATTGTTGAGTCTACTATTCCTGATGGAACTGATGCAAACCTAGGTGGATTTAGTAGTTTCTTCAAAACATATTCCATCGTCAAGTTTGCTAATCCTGTAAGATTTATTGATGGTGATCAGATTAGATATACAGCAACAAATCCTCTTGCTGGTCTGAATTCTGGTGAAACTTACTATGTCAAGTTGGTAAATGGAAAAGAAATTTATCTCTATGCTTCCAAGTCTCTACTGACTGGAAATGAATTTATCAGATTTGCGCCAGTAACTGGTGCTGGAGATCATAAATTTACTCTTGTTCGCCATGAAGACAGACTTCTTTCTTCAAATAATATCCTGAGAAAGATCCCACTTTCTTCACCATTAGCAAGTGTCAAGGAATCTAAGAGAAATCTTGGAAATGTTGGTGTACTGGTTGACGGTGTTGAAATTAGTAGTCCTGATAGTGCTGATAAAGTTTATTATGGACCAATTGAAAAGTTTGAAGTTCTGAATGGTGGTAGAGATTATGATGTAATTAATCCACCCAATATTACTGTTAGTGCTGGTGCAGGAAGCACCGCTTATGTTGAACCAACTGTTATTGGATCTGTTCAGAAAGTTTTTGTCGATCCTCAAGAGTTTGATATTGATGACGTAGAATCAGTCACTCTTACTGGCGGTAATGGTGAGGGTTGTGTACTGGAACCTATTGTTGGTATCAGATTCCGTGAAATTGAATTTGATAGCAGACCATTGAGTCTTGGTGGTGGTGTTGATATTACCAATGAAACAATCACTTTTAGAACAAATCATGGTCTTGTAGATGGTCAACGCATCATCTATAATGAGAATGGTAATAAACCAATTGCTCTTGGTGTTGCTTATGATCCTAATAATACTGACACTGGAAATAAACTGATTAGTGGTGATGAGTATGTTGTAAAGGTTGTCAATCCATCTACCATCAAACTTCATATCAATGAAGGTGATGCACTGAATGGAAATACTGGTATTAACACTCTTGGTTTATCTGTCCCAGTAGATGCTACAGGTGTTCATAAGTTTAGAACTCTCTCTAAAGGAAACCTAAGAGAAATTAAAGTTCTTGATGGTGGTGCTGGATATACTCATAGAAAACTTAGAGTAAAAGCAGGTCATGTTTCTTTAGAGTATAATAACATTTACTATAAGGGACATGGATTTGAGACAGGTGAGACTGTAATCTATACAGCAACTGAAACTGCAGTTGGTGGTCTTACTGTAAATAACAGATATTATGTTGACAAAATTGATGACGATACTTTCAGACTCATCAATCTTGGTGCTGATGGAACATTAACAACAGAACTTACAAGAAGAAAATTTGTAGACTTTACCACCACTGGTAGTGGGTATCATGTATTCCAATATCCACCTATCACTATCAATGCTAATGTTTCATATGCTGGAACTAGTGGTGGATCGTTTACTTTCACTCCATTAGTTACTGGTATTATCGCTGATGCGTACCTGTATGAGTCTGGAACGGGTTATGGATCGACTGTACTTAATCTCCATAAGAAACCACTAATCAACGTCTCTGAGGGAAGAAACGCGCAACTTGCACCAATCATCGACAATGGTGAAATTGTCGCTGTTCAAGTTCTCAATAAGGGTGATGGATACGTTTCATTCCCAGATCTTGTTGTTGAAGATAGATCTGCTACACCAGGCACTGGTGCTATCTTAAAACCAGTTTTAGTTAATAATCGAATCACAGATATTGTGATTATTAATGGTGGAATTGGTTACAGTTCAAATGCAACTTCAATTTATGTAAGATCTAGAGGATTTGGTGCTAAGTTTGATACCAGAGTTAGAGGTCTTCATGTAAATGATGCTGAAAGATTTGCTGATCATTCAAGAAGTAAGAATACTAAGATCTTCTCTAATCTCTATAAGAATGAAAAAGAAAATTCATTGGTACATGGAATCTTTGGATACTCAACAGATCTTGGTCAAAACTTTGAGTCATTTGATGGAAATCACTCACCAATTGTTGGTTGGGCATATGATGGCAATCCAATCTATGGTCCATTTGGTTATGCTGAGGTAGACAATATTCAGTCTGGTGTAAGAATTATTAAACCTGGATATGAACTGAATACTTCTTCGGTTGAAGATAGACCCTCTTTTACCTCTGGATTCTTCACTGACGATTATCAATACACCGGAACAGGTGATCTTGATCGTCACAACGGTCGTTTCTGTAAGACTCCAGAGTTTCCAAATGGTGTTTACGCTTACTTTGTAGGTGTTACCACAAGTTCTACTTCTGCAGATCTTGAACCAGTTTATCCATATTTCATTGGTGAATCTTACAAGTCTGAAGTTATCAAAGATAATTTTACTTTAGATCACTCATTCGACTTTAATAATTCAAATCTCACTAGAAATACTTTCCCATATAATGTTGCTAAAGATGAGGCAGATTATGACTTCTTCAATGAAGGGTATGAATCCTTTGAACAAGTAAGTGTTGTTGAATCTGTTACTCAAGGTGAGGTTGATGAAATCAAAGTCATCGATGGTGGAACTGGATACGTTATTGGTGATAGAGTCAACTTCGATATTGTAGAAAGTGGTGGAGTTGGTGTTAGAGGTGAAGTTTCTGAAATTGTTGGTGTAGCAGTAACTGCTATCGATACAACACTCGATACTTACGAAAACGCAACTTTAATATGGGATAATGATAGACAAGTTTCAGTTTATAATGTTGGTGGATGGAATGTTGAAGATAATGATCATGTTTTAGTAACAGGTCTTTCAACATCAATTGTTGGTTTGAATGGTTCTCACAAAATTGGATTCAGCACAGAGACTGTATCTCTTGCAGGAACCATGACTGCTTACAATTCTCAACCTCATGGTACGTTTGAAGATATCTTTATCTCAAGTAAATTTGCTACAGTATCTGCTGGAAGTACAATTACTGTCAAATCTTCCGATGGTGTAGAACTTCTCACAGTAGTAAATGATTACAACAATGGAGTTCTCCGTGTTAAGAGATATGGAACTGCTGGTGTTGCTCATAGTTTTGGTAGTGAACTGAGACTCAATGGTAATAGAATCACTTTACCAGTAAAAACAAAAGAATTTAAATCTTCACTCAATAAGATTGCCTTCTTCAACGCACAAGACTCCGTTGGAGTTGGAACTACATCTACACTCAAAACATTTACTATTGGTAACGTACAAGATACCATATCGGTACCTAATCGTTCAATCCATCTTCCTAATCATCCATTCAAAACTGGTGAGAAGGTTATTTTCACTAGATCCAATAAACCAGGAACTGCTTCATTAACTGTTGCTAATAATGCGGCACAATTGGATGCTTTTGCTATACCAGATAATACATCTTTATCTTCGACACTGTATGTCATCAATAAAGGTACAAATTATATTGGTTTAGCAACTCAGGTTGGATTAACTACTGCTGGAAACGGCCTGTACTTCTTCAGCACTGGTTCTGATGACTCAGAATACAAACTCCGTACAGATAAAGATCAAATCACTGCAGATGTAAGCAAGATTAAGACAAATGTTTCTTGTGGTACAACTCATGGTCTGAAGAGAGGAGACACAATTAAGTTCAATGTTGTTCCAAGTTCTACTGTTGGTATAGGAACATCCACTGCAGTTAAAGTCAAGTTTAATGCTAACGAGAGAAAACTGCTTATCAATCCAACAGGAATTACTTCATCTAATATTGATACATCAACAAACCAGATTACAATTGATAATCATGGATATAAGACTGGTGATAAAGTTTATTATGAAAGTGTTGAGGTAGCATCTGGTCTTCATACAGGATCCTACTTCGTAATTGAAGATACTAGCAGTAAGTTCCGTCTTGCTGAAACTCTTTATGAAAGCAATCCATTAACTGAAAAGGAAGTTAATATTGTTGGAACTGGTGACACAAATCATACGTTCTCATTGGTTAATCCACCAATCAATATTATTAGAAATAACAATCTGAAGTTTGATCTATCGGATGCATCATTGAGTGGATATCAATTCAAAATTTATACTGATAATCAATTCAGTAATGAATATGTTTCTTCTTATGATAGCAGAACTTTCAATGTAGTTGGATTGGGAACCATAGGTGTAAGTACATCAGCATCTTTGACTCTTAATTATTCGCAGAATATACCTACAAAACTTTTCTATGGATTAGAGAAGTCTGGATACATTAGCACAGCAGATAAGGGAGTTGATGCTTATTCTGAACTTAATTTCATTGATAGTCCATACAATGGAACATATGATGTATTTGGAATTGGATCAACAACATTTAAGTTCTCACCATCTGCTCTTCCAGAAATTTTAAATTACACTCAAGATGATGCTAAGTTAGAGTATACCACCAAGTCTTCCAATGCTATTAATGGAAGCATTGGTAAAGTTCTCACTCTATCTAAAGGATTCAATTTTGATAGACTCCCTAAGTTTAAGGATGTTACTTCTACAAATGGAGTCAATGCTAATATTTCTGTAGCATCTACTTCAATTGGAAGAATCAAAAAAGTAAGATTTAGAGACATTGGATATGATTATCATTCTGATAAAACTCTAAGACCAGAAGCAGATGTTCCACCAATCGTAGAGATTGATAACCTGGATACCATCAAGAGTATTGATATTGAATCTGGTGGTTCAAGATACCTTAGCGATCCCGGTCTAATTCTATTCAATGATACGACTAAGCAAGTCATTGACACTACAACATTCATTGCTAAGGCACCAAATGGAGCTATTGCTGAAGTTGAACAACTTGGACCACTGTTTGGTATCCAATCTGAACCACATAGACTGATTTCAATTAATAACTCAAATGGAGTTGGTATCAGCTCTATGCAGAGTGGTGTACAAGGAATCGCAACCTGTACCCTGACAACACCATTCCTTGGATTCTCGACAGCACTATTTGCTCCAGGTGATGAAGTGTTTGTTGAGGGCGTATCTCTTGCTTCTACTGGAACTGGATACAACTCAGAAGATTATGATTATAAGTTCTTCAAAGTAGTTGCTTACAACAATGCAAGTCCAGCAACACTTACCTTCCAACTTGTAGGTGAGGATGGAGTTGGATTGACAACGAATCCTGGATTTGCTAAGACAAATCAATCTGGATTTGCACAGATTGTCAATAAGAAAAACTATCCAGTAATTAATGTAATCCAAGAAAGATCACCATTTGAGATCAATGAGCAACTTTATGTTGACAATGGAACTGGATACATTCCAACTAATCTTAGAGTATCTCTGGTTAGAGATGACTATATTAAGATTCGTGGAAGTTATAATCTACAAAAGGGTGTCAAGATCAGAGGTGTTGTTACTGGTACAATCGCAGATGTAACTAATGTTGATAGAAAGAGAGCAAAGTTAAACATAAGTTATTCTTCTAAGAATGATATTGGTTGGAGAAATGATATTGGTAAGATTAGTGAGGACTATCAGGTTACCCCAGATAATGATTACTACCAGAATCTCTCCTACTCTGTTAAGAGTCCAATAACATGGAAAGAGTTCTCATCACCACTCAATAGTATTGTTCACCCAGCAGGTCTTAAGAACTTTGCTGATGTTGGAGTTACATCTACAGGTTCTGCTAGAGCAGGTCTTGGTGGAACAACAACTTCTATTGTTGTTCTTGATGTTGTAAATGAGAGAAGAGTTGATACCATCAACAACTTTGATAATACTGTTGATGTTGATGTAGAACAAAGTAATATTGGACTTGGAAACTTCTTGAAGTCTAATAAGTTACAAATTCAAAATAGAAAACTTACAAGTTTCACTGAATGTAGAACTAATAGAGTTCTGATTCATGATGATATTAGTGACAAATTCTCTTCCAGAGGATTCCAAGATACATTTGCTGAAATTGAAGAAGTTGATGCACAAGATAATGTAGTAAGATACACCATTCAAATTGTTGATCCTGATGATGGTCATGTTCAACTTTCTGAACTGGTTCTTCAAACAACTGATGAAGATACTTTCCTCTTTGAAAAATATTCAGCACATTCCAATCATAGACTCGGAACCTTTAGTGCTGATGTTGATGATATTGGAACAAGAAGTCTCTTCTTTACTCCAACTGATCCGTTTGAAACTGATCATGATATCAAGATTCTGAGAAAGTCATACCTCTATCAACAGTTACCCGCAGGTGATGTTGGTATTGGAACTTCAGCATTTGGTTCTGTAACTCTTAGTGGTTCTTTCGTTGCTGGCATCACAAGTATTGGTTCTATCAATGATCCCTGGAGAACTGCTTCTGGAATCAGTAGCGTTAAGACACTTGTTTCTTATGCAGCAACTAACTTCAATGGAGCATTTGCTAGTGTTGAAATTGGTAACAGATTTAATAATGAAACAAACTACATCGAAGCATTTGTAGACTTTGATGGTAGCAACACTTATCTGAGCGAGTACTACTATGACGCTACAACTCAGTCTTACAGTGCGACTCAAAGTGGAGTTTTAGAGACCGAATATGACTCTTCCAATAATATTGTCAGACTGAAGGCAAGAAACGTTGGTGTATCTTCTCTGGTATCTTATGATGTAAGATCTACAGTTGTTGGTTTTGCTGCTTCGACTGCTGGAATCGGTACATACAGATATCTTCTGAACAATCAACCACAGGGTACAGAAAAGAGTGCCAGATATGAATCCACAGTTAATAGTGGAGTTTCAACTGTTCGTATCGGTACATTTGACCTTAGTAGAGTTTCTTCTTCCAACTCTATCGTTCGTGTTTCTGCTGGATCTTCTTCTGCGATTCACCAGGTCGTCATTATGGCGAACAATGAAGAAAATGATGTTGTAGTTGTCCCTGGACCATTTGCACCAGTCAATAATGTAACTGGTCTTGGCACTTTCAGTGGAGAGATTGATGGTGGTAACTTCTATCTCAACTTCCACCCAGATGCTGGTTATGATGTTGATACTCAGGCATACAACGAAGTCTTCTATAGAGAAATGGACTTCGATAATCAGTCACAACCACTGAAGTTTGGTCCTACAACTCAGAATATCTTCTTAACTGCATATGATGGTTTGAATGGTCTGAGAGCAAATAGAACCAACTTTAAGTTGACATATGAAGGTGATCCAATTTATATGAAGACCTTCAATCCTGCAGATACAACTACATTAAATTATCAAACAGGATTGTTTACCTATCGCAACCACTTCTTTAATACTGGTGAAGAACTTATCTATACCCCAGAAGCAACCTTCGTTGGTGTTGGTAAGTCTGCTGTTGGTATTGGTCAAACTGCTGATTATCTTGGTGTTGTTACGGACAGACTTCCAAGTAGAGTTTATCCAATCGCAATTACTCCAGATAGTTTCAAACTTGCTACTAGAAAAGAGTATGCTCAGGCAGGTATCTTTGTAACCTTTACTGATGCGGGTCTTGGAAATGCTCATGAACTTGAGTTTACTAAGAAACTTACTAAGACTGTTGTTGGTCTTGACGGTATTGTTCAACAACCAATCGCATTCACACCAATCACTCATAATCTAAGATTCAATAATGGTGGTATTACCGCAGGAATCTCTACATTCAATATAAGTGGTATTTCTTCAATTCAACCAAGAGATATCATTAGAATTGATGATGAATACATGAAGGTTATTGAGGTTGGACTTAGTACAAATACTAATGGTCAACTTCTTGGACCAATCAATGGTATTATTGCTGCTGGTGGTATCGCAACACATCCAACAGTTGCTGTTAAGAGAGCAGTTGTAGGAAGTTCTGCAACAACTCACACTGATGGTGCTACCGTAAGAGTTTACAGAGGTGCTTTCAATATTGTTAAGAATGAAATTCACTTCATTGATCCACCAAAAGGTAATACTAGAGCAAGAAGAAATGAATCTAACCTGCCATATGTTAAGGCAGAGTTCTCTGGAAGAACATTCCTGAGATCTGATTATGACACTAACATGCTGTTCGATGACATTTCGGACCAATTCACTGGTATTGCTAAGACCTACACAGCAACTGTTGAGGGTATTAACACTAGTGGTGTTCAACCTGGAAATGGAATTCTGTTCATCAATGGCGTATTCCAGACTCCAACAACTGAAAATAACACAGGTCAGAACTATGTTATGGAACGTGACACCAATGTTGGTATTTCAAGTTTCGTATTTACTGGCATTGAATCTATCGATGGTGTTCCTATCTCCTCCGATACGGACATCAACCAGAATCAGATTCCACGAGGTGGTCTGATTGTATCCCTGGGTTCAACTCCTGGTTTGGGATATGCTCCTCTCGTTGGTGCTAAAACTCTGGTCAAGACGAATGCAAGTGGTGGTTTAACTAATATTGTTGGCGTTAACACTTGGATTGGTGCTAAATCGATTAGCACAGCAAGATACAATAATTTCTCAGGTATTCTTGAGGTTGAAACCACCGAACCACATTATCTTGGTGGTGGTGATAGTGTCAAACTTAATGATCTTGAATTTAAGTGCCCCAAAACTCCAGTTGGAACTCCAACAAATGCAACATATAATCCAGCGACTGGTGTATTGATATTAACAATCCCCAATCATGGACTTGTAAATACTGATGCTGTCGTTATTGACGATAATTCAATAACGTTCACTTGCGATAAAGATGGTAATGCAACAAATCATTCATATCCTCGTCCTACTGATCCTGCTTCAGGTCAATATCTAACAGTAAGTAATGTAACTACAAATACTTTTAGAGTTAATGTTGGAGCATCAGCACCTAGTGACCAATATGTCCATACATTTGTTTCTGCTACTACAGACTCAGTTAAGACAATTGGTGGTGGGGGATATGTTGGAGTTACAACAACAATTTTCCCAGATCATGATCGTTCACTTGATGTTTTCAATATCATTGATGCTAATAGATTGAATGTTCTGGTTGGACCAAGTTCAATCCCACACATTTATCAAGGTGGTGGTGAGATTTATAAGCATTACTCTCTTAACCATGGTTCTGGTTATAGAGGTCCAGTTTCTATCGGTGTTACAGACTTAGAGTATGAGCACAGATTCTCAAGATCTCTTGCTGATAGTGTCAGTACTCAAAGAGATATTCATATCGACGTACTTGCACCAGATAATAGCAACTATGCTGTAACTGGTAATGATAGAAACGGTGACGTATCTGGAAATAATCAGACTATCACAGTTGCTGTTGGTGATACACTGACCTTCGATTTGAACTATGGATCTGGATTACATCCATTCTTCATCAGAGTTAGTGATGGTGGTCCTAGCGTAAGTTCTCCTGCCGCTACAAATAATGGTGCTCAGGGTGGTGGTGAAGTTTCTTGGACTCCAAATACTCCAGGAACATACGTCTATCAGTGTAGCAGTCACCCATCGATGCTTGGAACAATTGTTGTTACCACAGCAGTTGCTCTTACTCCAACATCAGTACAGTACACTTCTCATAGCGGAGTCATGGTTCTGACTGTTGATTCACATAAACTGACTACATCAGATACTGTTGGATTCACAAACAATGGTCTATTCTTTAGATGCTCTAAAGATCAATACTTCACTGAGCATTCTTATCCACGTTCTACAGATCCTGTTTCTGGAATCAACACTTCTATTACTGCAATAACTCCTAATTCAATTACCGTCAATGTTGGTAAAGGTGGTGGAGGTGGATATGGTGCTCAGGTATCTGCACAAGTTGGTGTTGGTGGTAGTCTTGCCTTCAGCATCGATGCTGCTGGTCAGGATTATATCAATCCAAGACTTATGATCCCAGAACCAAATTATGAGAACATGGAAGTCACTGGTGTTTCCAGACTTGGTATTGGTTCAACTACAGCAACTGGTGAGAATCTTCTTCTGAATCTTACTGTTGGTGCTGCTGGTACTGAACATATTGTTGGAACTGGCGCAACCATGTTCAATATTGATACTTTCAAGGTTGTTAGAAATGGTTATGCATTCCAAGTCGGTGATGTTCTGACAGTATCTGGTCTTGTTACTGCTGCTCATCTTACAGAACCAGTTGCTGATTTCCAATTAGAAGTTACTGAAGTATTCAATGACTTCTTCTCTTCCTGGTCATTTGGTGAACTGGATTATATTGATAGTGTTGCTGGTTATCAAGACGGTATTAGAACTAGATTCCCACTTTACTATGAAAATGATCTGTTAAGTTTTGAACTTGATCCCGCAAGTGATCTTTCTAGCGCAATTGATCTTGATGCAGTTCTGGTTATCTTTATCAACGGTGTTCTCCAAAAACCTGGATATGCTTACAACTTTACAGGTGGCACATCATTCACATTCTCGACTGCTCCTAAGGTCAATGATAAGGTTGATATCTTCTTCTACGTTGGTAAAGATGGAGTTGATGTTGGAATCACTACTGTCACTGAAACAGTGAAAGTTGGTGATGATGTATTCATTAAGAAACATCCATTATTCCAAAATACTGTTGATCAACTAACTAGCAGAACTTTGACTGAACTCCTTGGTTCAGATACGATGGAAACTCCAACGTATACTGGTCCAGGTATCAATTCTTCTACATTCAAACCATTTGATTGGATTAAACAGAAGAAGGATAAGTTTATTAATGGTGATGTTGTTTATAAGACTAGAAATATAATTGAACCTTTAATCTTCCCAACTGCTAAGATTATTGGAGATGTCAATACAAATTCTACTGAAATTTTTGTTGATAATGCTCAATTCTTTGATTATGATGAAATTCAATATGATTATAAGCAAACCACATTTAGATGTGATGCTTTAATTGTATCTCATAGTGAACCTGTTGCTGCAGCATTTACTGCTACAGTAAACGCATCAGGTTCTGTTGATACTCTTACAATAACAAATCCAGGTGCTGGTTACACTGGTTCAACTGTTCCAATCGCATTTGCTGCTCCTAAGTCAGTAGGCGTCGGTGTTGGAACAACTGCTACAGCGACAGCAACTGTCTCTGCTGCTGGAACAATCACTTCAGTATCACTAACAAATGCTGGATTTGGATATACATCAACAAATCCACCAAACACAATTATTGAAATTCCTTCTGCAACTACACAGTCGATATTCAATATTGCTAATGTTCAAGGATTTAGTGGAATCATTACAGGGATCGCTCCTGCTACTGGTTCTAATGGAGAGACAGCAATTAAATTTATGTACAACTCTCTGAAAGATTACACCACTCTGGGTAAACTTCAGAATGGTAATGCTACAGGAACTTTGGTTGCTGGATACCCAATCGTAATTTCCGATACTAAGGTCGGTAATGGTGTAACTTCAGTATACAGTGCTGATGGTGACATTGTTTCTATTGGAACAACATTCCTTGATAATGTCTACATTGTTGATAGTGCTACAAGTCTTGCTGCTAACGGCGAAGTCATCTGTAATGTTCAGAGCACTAGCGTTCTCTCGGGAATTACATCAACTGGTAGTTTTGATCAGACCAATGCAGGATCTACAGTATCTTTGGGTAGAATTTCTTGGGGTAGAATTTACAACTTCCAAGAAAGAGTCAATCCAATCGCGATTGGAGTTACTGGACTTACATATAACTCTGGATTAAACACTCACCCAACTATCCAGAGAAGAGGTGACTTTGGTGAATTTAATACAGGCGCGGTTCTCTCTAGAAAACCAAGAGCGCAGCAGAATGCTATCACCGATCTTTATGTTGATAACATTCTCCCATTCTATGGTGGGTGATCCCCTATAAATATATAAAAAAAGATAACAATGTCCGCACTTGTTACTGATCAATTTAGAATTCTGAATGCCAGTAATTTTGTTGAGTCAGTAGAATCATCTTCTAACTCATATTATATTACGGTAGGTCTGCCAAACCCAATTATTACTGGGTATGGTAGAAATCCGACTTGGAATACTAATCCACCAGCACCTATTGATAACCTTACTTACCATAAGCACTATGGTGATACGGTTCTCTATGGAAAGAAAGTTACTTCTTCAAACATCAGACGACTTGTAAGAAGAATTGACTGGGTTGCTGGATCGCGATATGAAATGTATCGTGATGATTATAGTGTTCTAACTCCATCACCTATTACGAACGCTGCTAGATTATATGATGCAAACTATTATGTAATGAACTCTGATTTCAGAGTTTATATTTGTATTGAGAATGGATCTAGTGGAACTAACGTAAAAGGTAATGTATCTCAGGATCAACCAACCTTTACAGATTTAGAACCTTCTAGAGCAGGTGATAGTGGTGACGGATATATTTGGAAGTATCTGTTTACAATCAGTCCAAGTGATATCATTAAGTTTGATTCTACAGAATATATAACTGTCCCCAATCAATGGGAAACAACTACTGATGCTCAAATTAGAGCAGTTAGAGAAGCAGCGGACTCTTCTGTTAACGAAAATCAAATTAAGACAGTTTATATTCAGGCAGCTGGAGCAAACTATGCTAATGGAAATAATCAGGAATTGAATCTGATTGGTGACGGAACTGGTGGAAAGGTAAGAGTTGATGTTGAGGGTGGTAAGATCACCAATACTGTAGTGACCTCTGGTGGTAAAGATTACAGTTATGCTCTGGTAGATTTGGGTTCATTGAACTCAAGTACTACTGGAACCCCAGCACATTTGATTCCAATCATCCCACCATCAAAAGGTCATGGGCATGATATTTACACTGAGTTGGGAACTGATAAGGTTCTTGTTTATGCACGATTTGATGATTCTACTAAAGACTTCCCAATTGATACCAGTTTTGCTCAAGTTAGCATCGTAAAAAATCCAACTGCTGTTGGAACTGACAATATCTACTCTGATAATACCTTTAGTGGTCTTTCTTCATTCAAGTTTAACACAGGTATTACTGGAGTTCCACAAGTAGGGGAAGTTATTGAACAAGTTCTTGCGAACAATGCGAAAGCATATGGTTATGTTGCTTCTTATGATGAAGAAACACAGGTCTTGAAGTATTTCCAAGACAGATCTTTGTTCTTTAACAATACCACACTGAATCATCAAGATTATGTTGGTATTTCTACTAATGGAAGACCATATGACTTTGAAGCGACCAGTAACGCAATTTCTGGTCAGACCTCTGGATTTACTGCAACTGTTGATACTGGATTCTCTGGTATTACAACAAATCCAACAGGAACTAAATTAATTAACCTTGGCGTTAACTTCGTACAAGGCATGGCGATACCTGAAATAAATAAAGGTTCCGGGGATACAATTTACCTGGATAACAGAGCATCCATTGCTAGGAACGCACGTCAAAAAGAAGACTTAAAAATTATACTGGAATTCTAAAAAATGCCACAGAAGACTAACCTCAACGTAAGCCCTTATTATGATGATTTTGATAAGGACGATAACTTCTATAAGGTTTTATTCAAACCTGGATTTCCAGTTCAAGCAAGAGAACTAACTGGTCTTCAGTCGATCCTGCAGAATCAGATAGAATCCTTTGGATCTCACATGTTCAAAGAGGGTTCTATGGTAATCCCTGGTGGGATTACTTGTGACAATGTTTTCACCACTATAAAGGTAAATCCAACACATCTTGGCATTGATGTAACGATTTATCTGGATGCTCTTACTAGTGGAAAAGGAACTCGCGTAAAAGGTCAAACTTCTGGTGCTACAGGTAGAGTTAGAGGTTATCTTCTGCCACCAGATGAGGGTGTAGAAGAAATTACACTGTTCATCAAATATAAGGATGGTGGACTTGATGGAGAATCCACAGAGTTTACTGATGGTGAAATCCTTATTCTTGAGGAAAATATAACCTATGGTAATACTACACTTGTAAGTGGAGATACTGTTCTTACTCTTACTGGTAGTAACGCAACAGCTGTTGGTTATGCTGTTGGTGTTTCACCTGGAGTATATTTCATTAGAGGTACCTTTGTTGATGTACCAGAATCTCTGATTGTTCTTGATCCATACAACAATGAACCTTCTTTTAGAGTTGGTTGGGATATTGTAGAAGAGATTGTAACTGCAGACAAAGATGAATCTCTTAATGATAACGCAAAAGGATTTACCAACTACGCTGCTCCTGGCGCAGATAGACTGAAGATTAGCGTAAAACTTGCTAAGAAACAACTCACCGATACCGAAGATACCAACTTTGTTGAGTTGGTCAGAGTTGATGAAGGAGTAATCAAAAAACTTCAGAATAAAGCACAATATAATCTTATCAGAGATTACTTTGCTAAGAGAACGTTTGATGAGTCTGGTGACTATGCTGTAGAAAACTTTATTGTTGATACTGCAGACCAACTCAATGATGAGACTGGAAACGGTGGTCTGTTTAGATTTGATGAAGTAACTGATCAGGGTAATATCCCATCTAAAGATCAGATTGCTGTCAAGGTATCTGCTGGCACAGCATATGTTAGAGGATATGATGTTGATTTAGTTGGCTCTACCATTCTTGATGTTCCAAAACCAAGAACAACCAAAACAATCAAGAGTTCAGTTGTACCATTCAGCATGGGTGGAAAACTGAAAGTCAATAACGTAACTGGAACTCCGTTCATTAATATTGGCGATCTTTCGTCTGGAAGCAACAATACTAGTTCTAATACTATTGAACTGTATGCTGCTAGAAGAAATCACTCTGGAATCAACAATATAACTAATGCTGCCACAGCAGGATTAGGAACTAAAATTGGTGATGCAAGGGTATATTGGTTTGGACTTTCGGACGATACCTATAAAAATGTAGCAACAGAATTTGATCTTTATCTGTTTGATATTCAAACATATACTGAAGTAACACTTGCTAATACCTATAGTTTAACTGATGTTCCTGTTGGTTCATACTTCAGAGGTCTTTCTAGTGGTGCTACTGGATATCTAGCAACTTCTTCATCTAATACCTATAGTCTGAGACAGACTTCTGGTAAGTTTATGACTGGTGAGCAAGTCATTATCAATGAGGATGTCGAATTCCAGTCTGGTATTACTGCACTGGATGTCTTTACTACAGATGACATCAAAGCAGTTTTCCAAGATGTTGCTACTAAAAATGGTATCGCAGGAACTCCAAACTTTATCGCAGATACAGTTCTCTATCCTGTAGAACTTCCTAATTTTGCGAAGACTGATATGATCACAATTCCTTCTGCAGGAACAGGTACCAAATCTGGTTGTACTGTTGCTGGAAGATTCTTCGCTGGTCAAACAGGAATTGTTGCAAGAGGGTCGCAAAGAGGCAGAACCATCAAGTATCAGAATGGAAATGCTGATCCAGTATATGCAAACATCGATTCCATCAATGCGGATGGTACTGAGATTGATATTACTGTTAATGCTCAAGCAGTTGCTGGTGTCTATCGCAACGTAAATGCTGCTGGCAAGTATACATTCTCCATCATGGCACCAAAGATTACCAACTTTGGTTCCACAGGTCTCTACGCCCCAATGCCTATTGCTAATACGGCATCGGTTGATCTTGGTAGAGCAGACCTGACAATTACTAGACAAATTGTCACTAGTTTCTCTGGTAGTCAAATTTCATTGACACTTACTGATGCTGTTGAAGCAACAGAAGGTCTTACTAATGTATTCTATGAGTCGTTTGATGCGGAAAGATATTCCGTTTATTATTCTGATGGTACCATTGAAGAACTTACTGATTCCAACTTTGTCCTTGGTGCCAACGGAGAGTCCATAACTCTGAATGGTCTTTCCAAAACCAATGATACTAATACTATTGTCAATGTAACTCTTAGCAAGAGAGTTATTTCACATAAAACTAAAAACTTCCTTAGAAGTGAGCAAGTTACCATCGATAAGACTCAAAAGAAGTCTGCTCTGAATGGTCTTACTGCTAATAAGTTCTATGGACTGAGAATTGAAGATAATGATATTTCCCTGAATGTTCCTGATGTTGTTAATGTTCGTGCTATTCTTGAATCAACAGACTCTAATGCTCCTGTCCTTGATACACTGACATTCGCAACTGGTTTAGCACTTGATCAGAATGCTATTGTTGGTGAAAAAATCACAGGTAGAGATAGCAGAGCAGTAGCACAAGTTGTTGGCAGAACTGCAACTACAATCACTTATGTAAGAAGAAATAGTAATAACTTTGTTGTTGGTGAAACTGTTACTTTTGGTGATTCTGCTATTGAAGCAATCGTTCAGAAGACTACTAAAGGTAGTTACGTAGACTTAACTGCCAATTACAGACTGGTTGATGGTAATGGTCACGAATATTGTGATTTCTCTAAAATTCAAAGAAGACCTGGAAGTCCAACACCAGATAAGCAACTGCTCGTAATCTTTGATAGGTATGATGCTGCTTCTGGTGATGAAGGAGACTTCTTCACTGTAAATTCTTATTCTGCAGACAGATACCAAAGTGATCTTCCAACACTTCCAAATGGACTGAGTGTTTCTGATCTGGTGGACTTTAGACCAAGAGTAAAACCATTTACTTCCACTACAACATCACCATTTGACTTCTCTAGTAGGCAGTATGATGCCACTTACAGATATGTAATCTCACCAGATGAGACTTCTCATGTTGGTTACAGTTACTATCTGCCAAGAATTGATACCATCAGTATTAATCGTTTTGGTGAAGTAGAAGTTATTCAGGGCGAACCTGATGATGTTCCACAGTCACCTGTTCTTGCTGATGATGCGATGGAAATCGCACAGATTCAATATCCAGCATTCTGCTATAACGCTGTCAAAGATCCAAGAATTCTGTTCAGAGATAACAGAAGATTCACGATGCGTGATATCGGAAAACTGGAAGACAGAATTGAAAATCTGGAAGAACTTACCAGTCTCACGATGCTTGAGTTGAATGCCAAGACATTATCAGTAACAGATGCTAATGGATTGGATAGATTTAAGAGTGGATTTATTGTATCAGACTTCAGAGATAAGTCTCTGATGAATCCAGATCTCTCTACAGTTGAGATTTCAAAAGAGGGTGCTACTGCTATTGCCCCTATTGATTTTTGGTCAATCAATGCAGATCTTGGACTTGATCCAAATATCGATAGAACAACGGCAGACCTTAGTCAGAATCTTCGTCTTCTGGATACCAATATTCAAAAGACTGGTGATATGCTCACCCTCAAGTATGATGAAGTTGAATTCTTAAATCAACCACATGCGACTAATGTTGAGAATGTAAACCCATTTAACGTTATCGTTTTCGTTGGTGGAGTTCAATTAGATCCTCCATCAGATAACTGGGTAAGAACTATCTACATTGATGACCATAGAACTGAGCAGACTGGTGCTCAGTGGAAGCAAGAAGCAAACACAACCAGAGATGTAGATAAAAAGACTGAATATGTCACCTATAAGAAAGGTGGTGGCAGAGGTGAGAGAAAAACAAGAGCTTTCACTACTACAACAATCACAACTACAACGAAGTATACACCAAAACTCAAAGGACCTGCTAGAGAGTTTAACTATGTTGAGGATGTAAAAGTATCTGGTGAAGCAGATCCTTGGATGCGTTCTAGAAACGTATACTTTAATGCTGATGGTTTAAGACCATACACCAAGCATTATAAGTATCTTGATAGTCAGCAAGTTGATGTAATTCCTAAGGTTTGTGAAATTCAGATGAGATCTGGAACTTTCCAAGTCTTTGAAGATGCAGACATCTATGATGCCAATAACAATAAGATTGGTATGATTAGAATCCAAGCACCTAATCATAAGTTTGGCGATACATCAAGACCAGACATTGGTGCTGGACTTGGTTCTCCAGCAACTTTAGTTGAAACGTATAGCGTTGACCCATATGATAGAGACAGACCTGCACCTGGTGCTGGATATTCTCCAACATCTAGACTAATCAACTTTGGTGTAAGATCTCTCGCAAACCTAGAAAAATATTATGGATATGTTGAGAAAGGAGCAAAAGTTGTTGGTCGCTCTTCAAGTGCTGAAGCAACAATTACCAGAGCAGAATTGATTTCTGATAACTGGGGAGATATTGTTGGAAACTTCTTCTTTAGAGATCCTAATAGCAAGCCAAGACCTGCTACTAGAGTCAAGGCAGGAACTAAGACTGTAAAAATTACAGCAACTCCACCAAACACAGTTGTACTTCCAGGATCTACTAGATTTGCTAGTGAAGCAATCGGTGAATATTCTGGTTCTGGAACTATTCTCACACAAGAGACATCTAGAGTTTCTGTAAGAAATCCACCCAAACCAGCAGCAAAACCAACAGAAGTTCAAGTTGAAGTAAAAGCACCTCATAGAGATCCACTGGCACAGTCATTTACTGTTCCTGGAAAAGGTATTTTCCTCACATCATTCGATCTGTATTTTGCTGCCAAACCAACAGGTACAACTAAGGTCAAGATTGAACTTAGAACAATGGAACTCGGTATTCCAACTGATAGGTTGGTTGCTGACTGGTGTAGAGTTAATCTCAGACCAGAAGATATTCAAATTAATGAAGCAGATCCATTCAATCCAATCCCAACAAGAGTAAGATTCCCATCACCAGTATTTCTGGAAGGTGGTGATAAAGAATATGCGATTGTTGTTCTGTCCCCAGACTCTGATGAATATGAAATGTGGACTGCAACAATGGGTAAGAAGACTGTTAGAACAACATCTTTACCTGATGTTCAAAACGTTGTTGTCACCAAGCAATATATTGGTGGTTCTCTGTTTAAGTCTCAGAATGGTACAATTTGGACACCATCACAGTTTCAAGATCTCACCTTCAAGATTTACAAAGCACAATTTGTTAAGTCTGGTACTTTAACTTGGTATAACTCTGACATTGGTTCTAGTAGAGGAAGTGATAACTCACACACTCTCAATACCAACCCAATTGAATCTTTACCAAGAAAACTGAAACTTCCAATCAATAATGGTGGAAATGCCACAACTGCAGCAACAACTGTTGGTACAAAAATTGGTGAAGGAAGTAATGATGGAGGTATTACTGGTTTTATAGAAAATCTTGGTGCTCCCGCAGCTACTATCACTCTTGATGTTGCTGGAAGTGGATATGCAAACGGAACGCACACAACATGTAATCTGACATCTCTTACTGGAAAAGGTACTGGTGGTCAGGTAACTCTTACAGTTGCTGGTGGTGTGGTTACTGGAGCAACCCTTACCAATAATGGTTCTGGTTATGTTGCTGGTGAGCAAGTTGAGATTGATACATCAACAATTGGTTCAACTGCTGCTGTTAGAAAGGGTAAAGGTGCTAAATTAACAATCACCACAATCGGCACAGTTGATACTTTATATCTGAATGATGTTCAAGGTGAGAATTTTACAGATACCACACAACTATTCACAATCGCTGCCAACGGAACTAGAACTTCTGCTGGATCTAATGTTACAGTAAATGGTGGATCAAGTCTTATTGATAACAGATTCTCTGGAAATGTATTCCGTGTCAAGCAACAAACTCATGCACACCACGGTGGTAATAACAAAGTCAAGATTGAAGATATTCAACCTGACACTAAGAGAACACAACTCACTTCAACATTTGGTCTGACTGATACAAATGTCTCGGTTGCTGATACCACAGTATTTACAACCTTTGAAGGAATTACTACCTCAAGAGGTTATGCACTTGTAAACAATGAGATTATTCACTTTACTGATGTAAATGAGACTAGTGCTCCTGCTGGTACGTTGACCATCTCAAATAGAAATCTTGATGGAACGATTAAGATTGAGCATGGAATTGATTCCAGCATTCAACCATATGAAGTCAATGGTGTTTCTTTGACCAGAATCAATAGAACACATGATGTACCATCAACATCATATACCCTTGATGAATCTGATATTGATTTCTACTATCTTGAAGTTGACAGATCTCTGGAATCTCCTACTATTAGAGATAGTGGAGCAAATCAACTTTCATTCACAAGTGAAAAAGGATTTGGTGGAGATACTGTTGGTATTTCTCAAAACTGCCAGTTTAGTTCTCTAGTTCCACAATTTAATGTCATTACTCCAGGTCTTGGAACCAAGATTACCTGTAATGTAAGGACAATTTCAGGAACAAGTTCTGGTGGAACAGAAGTTTCATTCCTTGATCAGGGATATGAATCAGTAACTCTGAACAAACCACATCAGTTCAGCACCCCAAGAATGGTCGCTTCTAAAGTTAATGAAGAGGCAAGATTGGGTACGTTACCAAGTAAGAAGTCACTCACATTAAGAGTTGATTTTGCATCTGATAATCAAGATCTATCTCCAATGATGGATGCGGCAAACGCAACATTCATTCTTGGAAGAAATAAAGCAAATAATCCAGTTAGTGATTATTCTACAGATCATAGATCTAATGAAATCATTGGTGATCCACATGGTGCTGTATTTGTAACCAAATCTGTTTCTCTCGCACAACCAGCAACAAGCCTCAAGGTTATCATTGCTGCGAACAGACAAGAAGATGCTGACTTCAGAGTCTTCTATCAACTGTTCAAAGCAGATTCCACTGAGGTTGATCAGAAGTTTATCCCATTCCCAGGATATGATAATCTTCTGGACACTGATGGTGATGGATTTGGAGATAGAGTCAAAGATCCAGACAAGAACAGTGGTAGAGCAGATGCATTTGTGACACCTAACCAGAATACTGAAAACTCCTTCTCAGAATATCAGTTTAGTGCTGATAACTTGGAACAGTTTACAGCATTCTCTATTAAGGTAGTCATGAGTACAACTAATGAATCAACACCTGTTAAACTGAGAGACTTTAGAGCAATTGCCTTAGCATGATGGAAGAAGATTTAATTAAGGTAGAGGGAGAAACAGATCTTTACCGTGATCGTAGAACTGGCGCTATCGTTAATACCGATAGTGCTGGTTATTCGCAGTACATGAAAATGAAGCAAAGAAGGCAGACAGAACGGGAAGAACTTGATACACTGAAGAGAGATATTGAAGAAATCAAATCACTACTAAAGGAGCTTACTAATGGACCCAAATGAAATCGTATTGGAGAACCTTTCAAAGAGTTTTGAGTATACAAAACTAGCGAAAGAAATAGATTCTTGCGATGATAGGGAAACTTTGAAGGATATTGCCAAGTCTTATGCAAAATTATATCTCAAGCAACAAGAGGTAGTGGGACGATTGGGAATATAAATAATTCCTAGATCCTGAAACTCTATAGTAAATGGCTGATATTAAGGTCAGGGTAGGGCAAACACCTGCAGTAAAAGTAATATCTTCACTTGCTGGTGCCCAGGGATTATCCTTGGCTGAACTTAGCGATGTTAGTGCCTCCAACTTACAGAATGGCATGGTCCTTGTTTATAACAGTGCCATCCAAAAGTGGGAAGCAACGTTGACTCTTACACCAGGTGCAACACAGAATTTAGACATCAACGGAGGAAATTTCTGACATGGCAAGTATTATCAGGATCAAAAGATCCTCAGGTACTAGTAAACCATCTGCTTTACAATGGGGCGAATACGGTTATGTAACTGGTATTGGTAGTTTCGGAGGAACTAACCAATATAAGGATAGAGTTTTCCTCGGTGATGATGGAACTAACGTAAATCCAATTGGTGGTTTTTTCTACACCTCCATGATGGAGCACGCTGCTGGTGCCATCGCAGGACAAGCAAATGCCAACACTAGAAACCAAGATAGGGGTGTTGTTGCAGTTCTTGCTCCAGCAACTAACAGTGGTTTAGGTGGTGCCGAGTCACTTAAAGTTGACGAGTGGAACGTAGATAATTTAAGACTTGATGGAAATGTAATTTCTTCCACAAATACTGATGGGGATATTAAGTTAGACCCTAATGGTTCTGGTGAAGTTCATATTCCAGATGACACTTTCTTATCATTTGGTGATGATAAAGATGCCAAGATTGAATACGATGAGAATGGAACAAATCGTGTTCAAGTAACTGGAGCACAGTGGACTTGGAATACTGGTATTCAAGTTAGTGGATTTCCAGCACTCTTTGATCAAGTAAAGATTGAAGATAATGTCATCTCCACAATGGCAGGTGGAACTGATACTCTTTACATTGACCCATATCCCGATGGTCTGAGTAATGAAGGTACTGTTGTTGTTAAAGGTAACCTTCAGGTTGATGGCACAACCACAACTGTTAACTCGACTTCTAAAACCTTAAACGATCCAATTCTTCATGTTGGTGATACTACAAGCACCAGAACTGTCATGGCAGATGCCAACAGTGGTGCTACAACACTGACTCTGGATTCTGTTGTAGGTATCAACACTGGTGATGGAATTACTGCTGCAGCAGGTATCGCAAACAATACCACGATTACTGCATATAATCCTGGTACTAAAGCAATTACGATTAGTAATGCCACAAACGCTGGTATTAGCACAACTACTCAAGTAACAATCACCCACGGATACGATAGTAATACTGATAGAGGTATTTCTTTCGCATTCAATACAAGTTCTGGAGTTTCCAATAATAAAACTGGATTCTTCGGTATGGACGATAGTTCCATTGCCGTCAGCACAGCAGATGCTGATAACCATGGAACTCATGCAGACGACAGCAGAAGATGGACCTATGTTCCCGACGCTACTATTACTAATAGCGTTGTTGCGGGAACCAAAGGTTTCCTTGATATTAAAGGTATCTATTACCAGTCTGGTGATTATTCTACTGGTGGTGTTGTCTACTTTGATGACACCGGTCTTCAAAGATCTACTAACGCACCTGCAACTCCTGTAGTTACGTCTAAGCAGGTCTTAACTGCTATCACTAAAAATACTCTCGCACTGAATGTAGCAATTACTGCTTCTGCAGGTGATATTATTAGACAAGATACAACTGGTGCCTACGGTATTGTTGAAACTGGTGTTAGTGGTTCAACCTCTGTCAATCTTATCGGAGTTGAAGGAACATTTAACACTTCTGCCAACTTAAGAAGAGAAGGTCAAAGTGGTGCAATCGCTAACCTTGCTTCAGTTCCCAACACAGTTAGCGTAATATATACTAATAAGCCCCACTGGACTTCAACTCTGGACGGGGGTACGTTCTGAGGTAATTAATGGAAAACCAAAGTGAAGTGGATGTAAACGTTCTCATCAAAATTTATAATTCAAAATTAGCAGCAGTATCCAATCAAAATGTTCTTCTTGAGGCAAAGTTAGCAACTATGTCTCAAGATTTTCAGGAACAAATGGATGCACTACTTGAAGAAAACGCCGAACTTAAGGCACAATTAGAAAAGTAATATGGCAAAACCATCAACTAGACAAGGACTTATCGATTATTGCTTGCGCCAACTTGGTGCTCCTGTCCTAGAAATCAATGTGGATGATGACCAAATTGATGATCTAGTTGATGATGCCTTACAATACTTCAACGAACGTCACTATGACGGTGTTGAGAAGATGTATCTTAAGTATAAGTTTACTCAAGATGATATAGACAGAGGTAAAGCAGTACCTACAACTGGAACTGGTATTCAATCTACAACAGCAACTGGTGGTGGATTTAGTAATACCTGGTATGAAAATTCAAATTTCATCAATGTTCCAGATTCCGTAATTGGAGTCGAAAAGATTTTTAAGTTTGATACTAGTTCCATTTCTGGTGGAATGTTCAGTATCAAGTATCAATTGTTTTTGAATGATCTCTACTATTTCAATTCAGTTGAACTTCTTCAGTATTCGATGACCAAATCATATCTGGAAGATATCGATTTCTTATTGACTCCAGATAAACAAATTAGATTTAACAAGAGACAAGATAGATTATATCTGGATATTGACTGGGGTTCACAACCTGCAGGCGAATATATTATTCTTGAATGTTATAGAGCACTTGATCCAGAAACATTTACTCAAGTTTATAACGACAGTTTTATGAAACTGTATCTCACTGCTCTTATTAAGAGGCAGTGGGGAAGAAATCTTAGCAAATTTAGAGGTGTCAAACTTCCTGGTGGTATTGAACTGAATGGTGGAGAGATTCTCCAACAGGCAGAATCAGAACTTGCAGACATCAGAGGAAGAATGATGTCTGAGTTTGAATTACCACCCCTCGACTTTATTGGATAATGGCACTTAATCCGTTCTTTCTACAAGGGACTGCCTCTGAACAGAGATTGGTCCAAGATTTAATAAACGAACACCTGTCTTTTCATGGTGTTGAAGTAACGTATATTCCAAGAAAGTTTGTAAATAGAAAAACGGTTCTAGAAGAAGTACAATCATCAAAGTTTGATGATAACTTTGCTATAGAAGCATATGTTAATAACTTTGATGGATATTCTGGTGCAGGAGATATTCTTACTAAGTTTGGTGTAAGTGTAAGAGACGAATTAATGCTCACCATCTCTAAGGAGAGATTTGAGGACTTCATCGCACCATTTATGGCAGGTCAAGATGATGGTACTGATGATAGTGAACTTCCAACTCCCACTAGACCTAGAGAAGGAGATCTAGTTTATTTCCCATTAGGTCAACGTTTATTTGAAATTAAGTTTGTTGAGCATGAAGATCCATTTTACCAATTAGGTAAAAACTACGTTTACATGCTTAAATGTGAACTCTTTGAATATGAGGATGAAGTTATTGATACTAGCAATTATGAAATCGATACTCAAATTCAAGATGAAGGATATATTACTACAATCAATATGATTGGTGCTGGCAGGACAGCAACTGCTTCTGCTATTATTCAGGGTACTCAAACTAGTGGATATGTAAGAAAAATTTTCCTGAATGATGATGGTTCGGGATATACTTCTACACCAACCATTTCAATTACAGCATCCCCAACAGGAAGTATCGGTGATAACGCAACGGCAGTTGGTGTGTTAACTACAAAAGGTGGTGTAACATCACTTGAAAAGATTCTTCTTACAAATGCTGGTGCTGGATACACTGTCGCTCCAACGATTACCATCACAGGAGGAGGTGGTGTAGGTGCTGCCGCTACAGCACAACTTGTTACAAGTGGTCAAGGTGTTATTAGATTTGTAATGATAGATTCTGGTGTTGGATATGGAACTGCACCAACAGTAACAATTCCTAGACCTGATGCTGGAGCAACAGCAACTGCAACAGTAGGTGTTAGTGGAACTATTACTGCATTTGTTATGACTGCTACAGGTGTAGCATATACGGGAGCACCAACAGTAACAGTAACACCACCAAGTAGATCTGGATCAATCAGTTCCTTTAGATTGAATAGTGCTGGTATCAAAACAGGCGATGTCTACACGCAAGATCCAAACGGAAATCTTAATAGTAGTGGAGTAGGAGGATTTGCAGGAAGTCATGGTTCAAATTATCAGGTTGGTGATGTAGTTACATTCAATAAGGTTGGATTGGCTGGAACTGAGGCAAGAGCCCGCGTTGATTCCGTAAATCAATATGGAGAAATTACCGGATTTACACAACTTTATGGTGGATATGATTATCAAGCAGGTACAAGATATAATGCAGAAAATATTTCTGGTAGTATGAGTGGATCTGGTTTCAAATTAACTCCAGAAACAATTGAAACAGTTGTTGGAACGACGGCAACAGGAACAGCAGTCTTAAGCAATAGTGGTACTATCACTGGTATTACATTAACAAATGCTGGTAGTGGATATACCAAAGAACCACATGTAAATGCACCAGTAGTTACAATATCCAATGCTCCTGAATTTAAGGATCCAAGCACATCTGCTGCTGTTGGTATTGCTTCTATTGGTCTTGATGGAACTACAAATGTAGTTAAATCAATATTGATTGAGGATGCAGGAAAAGGATATACTCAGGCACCTGTGGTTACTATCGCAGATCCAGAGGCACTTGTTGGTATTGGAACATTCCAGTTTAATGAAATTGTCACTGGTTCTAGATCTTTCCTTAGAGCAAGAGTTAAAGAATGGGATGTTGATACATTGGTCCTCAAAGTTTCCAATGTTGGAACTTCTAAGACTGCACCAGATGGTAAGTTCTTCCCAGGTGAAACAATCATCGGAGAAACATCAGGTGCTAGATATGTCACTAATAACTATGTACAAGATGATACTTATGATAAATATACCGAGAACGATGAGTTTGAAACTCTGGGAGATAGTCTCATAGACTTCTCGGAATCTAATCCCTTTGGAACTTTCTAATGTTAGGAAATTATTATTACCACGAAATTGTCAGGAAAACCATTATAGCGTTTGGAACGCTATTTAATGATATCCATATTCGCCATCAAGACAAAAATGGTAATGATATTAGTGACATGAAAGTGCCTCTGGCATATGGTCCAAGTCAAAAGTTTTTAGCAAGACTTACTCAGCAAGCAGATTTGAATAAACCAATTCAAATCACTATGCCTAGAATGTCATTTGAAATGACATCTATCTCATATGATTCTACTAGAAAGTCTAGTTTAATTCAAACTTTCAAAACTTGTGATGATGGAAGCAAGGTAAAGAAAGTATTCATGCCTGTTCCATATAATATTGGATTTGAATTAAATATTCTGTCCAAACTAAATGATGATTCACTCCAAGTTCTGGAGCAGATCTTACCATATTTTCAACCACATTTTAATTTAACTATCGACTTAGTTGAATCAATTGGTGAAAAGAGAGATATTCCAATCATCCTTGAGTCTGTAAATTTTCAAGATGATTATGAAGGAAACTTTGATACAAGAAGAGCACTGATTCATACATTAGCATTTACTGCTAAGACATATCTGTTTGGTCATATCGCAGACAGCAGCGACGGACTTATCCGCAAGGTTCAAGTCGATATGTATACCAGTACAGATACTAAAACTGCAAAACGAGAAATGCGTTATACAGTTACACCTACATCTAAAATTGATAGAAACAATGATGGTGTAATTAATGAAGCAGATCATAAGTTACTTGAACCAGGAGACGACTTTGGTTTCTCTGAAACCTCAGAATTCTTCAATGATGGTAAAACATACAGTCAAGTTCGTCAAACTGATATTTAATAATCATGAGTAATAATTATGAGTCGATTGACAACGCACTTGATATTGAAAGTAGCATTGTTGAATCAAAACCAAGTAAACCTGTTCCTATAAAGGAAGAGAAGGATGATATAAAAAAAGACTATGAGTATACTCGTGCCAATTTATATTCACTCATAGAAAAAGGTCAAGAAGCAATCAATGGTATCATGGAACTTGCTGGCGAAAGTGCAAGTCCTAGAGCATATGAAGTTGCTGGTCAACTTATCAAGAGTGTTGCTGATACAACGGATAAGTTGGCAGATCTTCAGAAAAAATTAAAAGATTTGGAAGAAGATAATACAAAGAAAGGTCCAAGCAATGTCACCAACAACGCACTTTTTGTTGGGTCAACATCAGAGTTATCAAAACTACTCAAACAAGGTTTTCTAAATAATAATGATGAAGATAGTAAGTAATGGCAAAGAAGTCCTGTAAAAAAGGGTATTATTACTGTTACGCTTCACAGAAGTGTAAAAAGATTCCTAAAGGTTGGCATGTAATGCCTACGGGTATTTTGATGCGCGATAGTGAACATAAAGATGAAAACAAAGAGGAGACCAACGGTAAGAAGAAGAATGGCAACGGAAATGGTGCAAATGGCAATGGAAATGGGAATGGGGGGTCTGATGGGGGCTCTAATGGCGGAGGAGTATCAGAGGCGTGGAGCGCAAAGTATAAAAAGTCCATCGATTGTGATAATCCAAGAGGATTCTCCCAAAAAGCCCATTGTAGGGGTAGAAAAGTAACTGAAGGAAAAGAGTCTAAAGGTGATCATGAAGTTTCCATGGCACAGACTCAATTAAAGAAAGCAGAAGAAAGAATCAAACTTATCAGAAGAAAACTTGGTAAGAAAGAAAAAGATCTTCCCGCCTGGATGCAAGCAAAGATTACTGATATGGATCACGATACTGATGCTGTTGCTGGATACGTAGATGAACAAACCATTACTGAAAAACGCGATGGTAAGTCTGCTAAGTCCAAAGGTTACTCACTCCGCGACTGGTTTAAAGGTGGTGGTTGGGTTCAAGCAGGTGGTAAGTACGATGGAAAACCATGTGCCAGACAACCAGGACAAAAAACTAAACCATTTTGCCGTGATGCTGACGATCGAGCCAACATGAGCAAAAAAGAGAGAGAAAGGAGAGCAAAAAAGAAACGTAGAGAAGACCCAATTGCCACTAGAAAAGGAAAAGCAAAAATGGTAACAGCATCTTATTCAAATTGGAGAGCAGACTTAGAAGATCTTCATGAAATTCCAGCAGCTCTTGCTATTCCTCTTGCTGGTGCTGCGGGATATGCCCTTTATAAAGGAGCAAAACATCTTAGTAAAAAGGCTCATAAGGCATTAGATAATGCTAGACAGAATGCAACTTTGAATGGAAATCCATTTGGTGCTGGTGCTAGACAAAGAGCAATTGAAGATGGTGCTGGTGTTCCACGCGGAACTTTGAATCCAAATATGCAGAGACTGAGAAACTCATATGAACCAGAAGGCGAATTAGTTGATGAAGGCAAGAAAGATGCTTGCTACCATAAGGTCAAGTCACGTTATTCTGTTTGGCCAAGTGCATATGCATC